CTGACGCACCCCCGGACCGCGACGGGCCGCCCCGGCTACACCCGTTGCGGCGCTTGCTGCCAGTCCGTCAATTACCGCCGTGACTCGCCCGTTATAGCTCTTAAGCAAATTATGAATAGCATGAGCCGCAAATACATCACCGCCGCCGCTGTTAATGCGTACGGTAACGTCCCTGCCGCCAAGTTCGTTAAGATCCTGGGCAAACTGCTGCGGCGTTGCCTCATCACCAAACCAGGACCGCTCTGCTGCGATTGGTCCATAGATCAATATTTCAGCGTCACCACTAACATCATTCCTCACCTGCCAAAATTTTTCCATCATTATCACCCCCATTCCCACCAGTATTATCAGCCTTAGGCGGTTCTAATCCTTTAGCTCGCCATGTTTGCTGTTCTATAGCTATCTGATCAATATTACTATCGTAATCAGTACCTGTAAGTTCCGCAGATTCACGTTCACCGGTAGAGAAACCATATTTTACGCGTAAGGCCGCACCAGTTACCTCTTTTACAGGATCCAGCATCCCCATAACAGGGCCAAACCAATCAGCATTACTCCATGCCTTAGTTATGATTGGATCACTACCATAGCCAGGAGCGCTAATTCTACCGATAGCAACCGCCTCTGCCAGCCAAGCTTCATAAACAGGCTGACAAAAATCACGTGCAAACCAGGTACGTCTGGTTTTAAAATTGCTGGCAGCTTGTAACAATGCTCCACGTGCTGCAGAGTATGAAGATTGAAAACGACTAAGTAACACCTCCGCCGGTGTTCCAATAGCTGCACCGATCTGACTGATCATCATATTTGTAAATGGTTCAAAAGTTGACATTGTACGGCTTGCGTCCATCGATTTTACATCGACACCAGGAGGCAGCAGATTAAGCGTTCCCGGACCAACTTCAACATGAGCCAGATCTTCTGGTGTTACGGCTTCCGCTTGACCATAAGTTGAACTTAGGACATCATTCATATCGTCAATATTGTTATTAGTCGTAAAAAACAAAGTATAAAACGATTTAATGATGGCTGCCGTAAGCTCAGCATTAGTATAACGGCTGACTTGCTTCAGCACTTCAATGACTGGCGCCAATATTGGCACACCTCTGTACTGCTCTGGTCGTTCTTCATGTGATATCTGTAAAATATTTGGCTTTCCGCTTAACCTTCCAAAGGCTTCTACCCTCTGCCACTTTAAAAGTGCAGACGGGTTAGTTAAATCAAAAGGTACTCTGTTCGCAACCCAATAGGCCACAACAGCTCCGTCTGAATCTATTTCTATACCGTTAATAATACGATTACCATTTTTATTGTTAGTCATTTCAACATCATAATAAGACGGCGAACCATACGATCCACTACTGTTTGGGTTACAGACCCTACTGGCCTCAAAAAGCTGTACTCTTAAACAATACGGATTATCAGGCACCGGCCTGCGATACTTGATCGCAGCCCACCCGTCACCATCTACAAGATAGCTCATATATGCAATATCCTGCATATCAAAAAAGTTATTTTTTCGATACAAATCACAGGCCGTGCTGTTTGCCCAAAGGTTAAATTCACGAAACGCCTGACGCTGCCACTCTTTAGCTTCCTCTGCAGTCAATCCCAGCAGCCTATAATCTATTTTAGGAGAAACCTTAAGACCCGCACCTATAACATTGCTTCGCGAAGTATTAATAGCACTTGAACCAAGCGGAGAATTACATACTAAATCTGCACTACGGTTTCTTAATGTTGCCAAATTTACATCAACATCTGCTTTTGTACTGGATTTCAATGGATTATAGCCACGTAAAGTACTTCGTGTCCTACTGGCGCCGCCTTCTGAATAGCCGCTGTTAATAATTACAGGTACGTGTGCCTTTGTAGTAGGATGCCTAGCCTTAGCCGGTATTGCTTTTTTACGTTTCACCATTCTTCGACCTCCTTTTGGATATAGAAAAAGCGCCCTTAAAATAAGGACGCTTTAGTTAGCGATTATCTACCATTTACTCTCGATAATATTAAGTTTTATTCTCGTAAGTCCAAAAACTTCATGATTAACATTCATACCTACCTGCTCCAAGGTTTCTTTTAAACCGTTATGCAATGCTTCAGTATTATATGCGTAATATTCGGTAAGCAGTACATCTAAAGCAGTCATTTGCTTTCTGATTTTTTCAATGGCTTTCTTAACCTGCTCATTTTTAGGCGCATCTACTACCATTTTCTTTGCCCATATCGATTTTTCAGGCTCAACGGGGATTAGTTTAGGATTTTCAGTAATAAATATCGACTTACAACTTTCTTCGCGATTTCTTACTTTGCAAATTTTTCTCGCTCCCGAAGCAGTTATAACTATAAGTGATGCCGTCATTGCTGATGTGCAACCCGGATTATCCTTTTTAAACAATTCCAGGTCTTCACCTGCCAGCAAAAAATAATCACGGCTTTTTATCAGTAACCCTTTTTTAGACCAATACGGAACAAGGTTAAAAACTCCTGTCTTTAATACTGCCGCTAAATCACGTTTAGTTATTACTGGTATTCCTCTGTAATATTTTAGGCTCGGCTTATATGCTTCTTCGATTAATATTTGTTGCTTTGGCAACTGTTTTAGCTTAGCTTCCATTTCGTTAAAAGCAACAATGTATTTCAACTTCCACTGTAATGCTTCTTTACCAGTAAACCCCATCGCCAATAACGAAAAACCATCTCGATTCATAAGAAAACATTTCTGGTTTCTTCCATATGAATCAGGTAGTGACCTCTCATAAAAAAGATTGGCGCAATTTTGCGCTGACCTAATCAAAGATTCTATAGTTCTTAATACATCTTTGTGAAGCTTACCAAAGTTAGAAGCTATTTGCCTACTTGACACTACTATTTGATTATTTTTAATCTCTACCAAACTTTGCATTTTTACTACTCCTATTCTTTACCACAGGAGTATGATATAATATATTTATCAACTCTTGTGGTTGGTGCAAAAACAGTCGCTCGACTTTCCACGGAAAAGCGGCTGTTTTTATTTTTTAAGGTTTTCCTCTATAAGAAAAATCCCTTGCATAAGAGTATCAGTACGACTTTTACCTAACACATTTGAGCATTCCTCAATTCTGCGTAATTCATCAGCAGTAAGTCGAATATTCAAACTCTTATTGCGCGAGCTCTCTGCTTTGGGAGGTCTCCCAGTTCTTGGGCTCATAATATCACCTCACTTTTGCCCTCGCATATATAATATTTTACGCGCTCGCAAAAGTCAAGCATTATTTTCTACACCTTATATATTGTGATATAATTGTGAAAAACAATGGAGATGATTCATTATGCCTAGCGATATATTTAAAACTTTAATCGAACGAGAAATAGATATTTTTGCCGCTACGTTCTCAAAAGATAGTAACAGTTTATTTAAGGGCTCAGGTAATATATTAATACATCCAGGTGAATATGGAATGTACAGAGAACGTTGCCTAAAAAATATACTGCAAAAAATACTTCCTAAAAATTATAGTATTTCCGATGGATTTATTATAACTAGCAAAAATAGCGTTTCTACACAGTGCGACTTATTAATACATGACTCACAAGTTCAACCAATTATAGATAATAATTTAGCGAAATTTTTCCCTGTTGAGGACATTTGCGGCATCATAGAAGTAAAATCTGATTTATCGAAAGCAGATTTTACTTCTGCACTTAAGAAACTTGCTAATACTAAGAAACTTCAAGATCAAAAATGCACATATACCGTTCCTCACAACCAAAATGCTTTTTTAAATTTCGATTACATCCCTTCCTTTTTAGTTTGTAATAAATTAAAATTCGATGTCACTACAATAAATTTCGAAGAAATTTATAACGGAATCGACCGTAAATATTGGCATAGCATAATACTTTCACTTGGCGACGGAATAAGCACTTATCATTTTAAAATTGCTGATTTCCAAGAAACTAATCCTCGTCTTTATACTTTTTGGAAATTTGAACGGCATGTAACTAATGTTGACACAGATTTTTTTTGGACTGAATCCACGATAGCAGTAAATTCATCTGAAAACGAAAAATTAATTCAAAAAATATCACCTACGCAGTTTGAAATAGATTCTAGAAATAAATACCATCATGTTTTATTATTTTTATCAGGGTTATTATTTTCTACTAGTAGCTATAATAAACCCCATACTGAAGTAGATAGCTACCTTGGAATGACTGCTAGTTTCTTTGACAAAAATATATAACTTCTAAGACTTGAATCGTTTTTTCTACTTTTCAAGTCTTTTTATCTTCCTAATCCCGCATAATAACCTGAATTGTTCTGTTGGATCTCCGGCTCTGACCGTCATCAGTAGTCGCTCCTGCAGCAATAAGATCATTTATTTCTTTTCTTATTTCTGATAAATCAGCTCTTGTCAGCGTTCTATTGCCAATTCTGTAGCTTTGCCCTGCTACCAAAATAGACTGTTCTGCAGACAAATACTGCTTTAACCGTTCATTAAGTACCATCCTCGCCACTAATAATCACCCCTCACACCTTTTCTAATGCAGCCGTAGCCGCCTTTAGGCTTGTTTTTCAGTTTAGATTTTACCGATTGTTCTTTGATTACATTCGGGCTGTTGATAAATTTTTCCAAAGCTTCGAAATCAGGGTTTACGCTTAACATACATGCGAGGTTATAAACCCGCAGATCCAAAGGCTCGTTCCGTTTATCTTTAGCTATATTTACCCACTGATATACTAATACGCCATTCTTGCGGCGCGGCTCTTTAACTTCAGATATCAGGCCCTTGAAATAATTCTCATCGTAGCCGCGATTTCTTAAGACCTCGCCTATTCTGACATTAGCAGCATCCTCTCTTTCATCCAATGGAAAGTGGAAATATTTAGCTCCTGGAACAACAATCGATAATCTATCCATAACATATTGTTTGCCGCTATCTGTACCCAGCATTACCAGCGGTATCGTATGTCCCCTTACGGTTTTAACCTTAGTGTACTTATGCAATAACGGCACTCCTGGTGTCGATGAACCTTTTATAGCAAAACGCTGCCTTGCAAATCGTTTTTTACAGTACGCATAAACTTCTTTCGTGTAGTGCCCACCTGAATCGATAAATGTTCTCGCAACCAAAAGACCCTTACCTGAAGCAAAGCGATATTCCTTATCCAGCTGTTCGTCCAGCATATCCCACACTTTAGGTGTATCCGGTACGCCCAAAATAGTGCTCTTTTTTATTCCCCAACATTCTTCAGCCATTCCCCAGCCACAAATCTCATACTCGAGCCTGTTGTCTTGTACGTCAACGGCCGCTGTTAAAAGCAGCACGCCTTCCGGCAGCTCGGCGCCATAGTTTTCACGCCTG